ACAAACTCGCCAAAAACCAGACGCGGTGGCAGTTGGCCCCGCTGCTGGAAATATTGATCAAGGAACTCAGTCTGTGGCAGTTGGAAAAAACGCAGGAGTTGTTTCGCAAGGAGCTAACTCAGTAGCAGTTGGCAATAGCTCTGGATTTGATAATCAAGGACTTTCTTCTGTAGCAGTTGGGTTGGATGCCGGAAGACAACGTCAAGGAAATAACTCTGTTGCGATTGGCAACCAATCTGGATTCTCTTTACAAGGAAATAACGCTGTGGCAGTTGGGAACGGGGCAGGAAGTATTAGTCAAGGAACTGGATCTGTGGCAATTGGAAGCCAAGCAGGCGCTGGTTCGCAGCCAGCAAACACGATTATTCTAAATGCGTCTGGGTCTACCGTAAACGGAGTTAATGGACAGACTGGCTCGTTTTACGTAAAGCCGGTTCGCAACCAACCTTCGAGCGCAGGTCTCCAATCGCTTCAATACAATACGAGCACAAGCGAGATCACGTATGGGCCTCTTGGTGCCGGTGGCGGTATCAGTCAAGTTGGAACGAGTTTCGGAAACTATCTTTACTGGGACGGGACTACGTGGGTGGTTGGTGATCGGAATATTTCCATCGGTGCGAATGCCGGGAAAACCAATCAGGATACTGACGCAATAGCACTTGGAACAACTGCCGGGCAAACTGATCAAGGCTCTAGTAGTATAGCCGTAGGAAATAGTAGTGGCAATGATGAACAAGGTGAAAAGGCTGTGGCTATCGGATTAAGTAGCGGTAATTTTAAACAAGGTGAAAATGCCGTGGCTATCGGACCTAGCGCAGGAAATAATAGTCAAGGAACTAGTTCGGTGGCGATTGGGGAGTCCGCTGGCCTTTTAGTTCAAGGCGGTAATTCAATAGCTATCGGAAAAAGAGCCGGATTTCTTAACCAACCCGCAAACACGATTATCTTGAATGCGTCTGGGTCTAACGTAAACGGAGTTGTTGGACAGACTGACTCGTTTTACGTAAAGCCGGTTCGCGGAGACACAAAAAGTAGTCTGCTAACCAACGGGTTTACCGGTCCAGTTTACTACAATCCAACAACATCCGAAGTCGCGTATGCTTCAAGCTCGCTTGCCAATAGCTTGATTGCTGAGACCCCCGTAACAATTCCTGCGAATGATCAATATAATGTTTATAGCGCTACCACTGCTGGATTATATCTTGTAGTCTTTACTAACCAAGGACCTACAACAATCAAATTATATTCCGGAAGCACTATTCTTTATTTTGACGGAACTATTATGTATGGTGGCTACGATTACGGAACGACTACCGATATAAGAATCAAAGGGGTAACAAGTAGCATCACGTTTCTGAATCAGAGTGCCGATCCTTTAACTTTCGTGTTTCAAGTCTTTAACATGACCTAAAGTTTCCCAACAATCTTGTGGATGCTCAGAGCCGAAACTCCAGAGGCGTCCGAGACCGGCTTGATTTGCGTCTTGGTCTTCAGTCCCATGACAAAGGCTACTACGCCCGCCACAATAGTTTTTGGCGTGTGCTCGAACTCGTCTTCGGACTTGGTGGAAATTTCGTATAAGTGGTCCATGATTTGCGCTCGCTGGCTGTCGTTCAAGTTTAAGGACGCACACAGGCGCTCGGCGATTCCAATTTGGGTTTGGAGCACGGTGTTATCAGTTTCAGAAAAGTGCGTAATGGCTTTACACAGGGAGCGAATGTTCACTGTGAAAATCTTGGCGATCTCTTCGTGGCTTCGGGGCGCGCCGTTATTGCGACAGGACACAAATACGGCTCCGCCCATCATGGAACGCCGCGTTTCTCCGCGGACTTTTTGGGCGTCTTCCAGCTGTTTATACAAAGCGCAGGCGTCCATCACGATAGCTTTTGGGAGCCCGGCGTGGTTACACGAGAGCTGGATAGCGTCAAAGATGCCCATCCAAGAACGCTGATTGTTGGACGACAGAGACCAGGACGACAGGCGCTGAATGGATTTCTGCTTGGGGTTCAAACCTTTGTGGGAAATCATGGAGCCGTAAGAAGATTCGGGAAGAAGATCGGAGGTGGTAAAGCCCGTGCGACACTGATCTTCGCCCTTTGAATCGTCGTAGTTGCGCCACTCGGCGCCTTCGTCAATGATTTTGCTGGAAATGAGACCGCAGTTTTTACAGACCATCTCGCCTTCGTCAACCACAAGAGAATGCTCGCACTCCATTTTGGGGTTTCTAAGTTTCCTGAAAGTTCTTTTCGTTTTCTAACTACCGAAAACCTTGTCAAAGTGCGGACCCACCTTCATCTCAAATAAAAACTTGAGCTTGTCGGTGAACTGGTTCATGAAGACGAACACGGCAAAGATAAAGAAGATTCCGGAAATGTAATCGTCCACCAAGGTGTCCAGAAGCTTGCGCACGGGAAAGAAGGGAGGTGCCCATTCAATAACGTGGGCGCTCCAAAAAGATACTAAGGACAGTAAAGCGATTTCTGTAGACACGTCGCCGAGCTGATAAAAGATGGAGCGCTCCTTCCACTTTTCGTCAAACTCGTCAAAGAGGTAGTAGAGCACGAAGGATATGAAAAGACCAAACACGGTGTAAAACAAAGCAAGAATAATAGCGTTCAAAGAAACGAAGGCGATTTCCCGAGCGCTCATCGCGACCATCTTGGTATTATATATTTACCCTAATTTTCGGTGGGGTCGCGAGCCATGAACGCGATCGTAGAAGGATCGTAAACCTGCGGGCGGTAGTTTGTGGCGAGAATAGGCCTGCCCATGTCGCGAGTTTTCACGGGCTTCAGCCACGAAATCAGCAAAAACTTTGTTTCCACAATCCAGACCCAGTATCCTGCTTGGGAAAAGGATTTTACGAGGTATTCGGTGGCTTCTGCTAGCGAAAATAGGGGGTATCCAAACACGTAGGTCGGGACTTCAAACACTATGTATGGGGCATTAGAGTTGTGGACGGCTTGCGTGCGTATCTTTGCTTGAATCTGGTTTATAACGGGCCCCATTGCGGCCATGCGGTTCTCCCTCCTGGACTCCTGCTCATCCCACACTTCTCTTGCTTTCAGCATTCCCTCTTACTTATTCTAATATAAGAATGTCTACGGCCTTCCGTAAACTCGGTCTTGGCGGAGGTGGAGTAAAAGGGATTTTACACGTAGGGGCTCTTCAAGAACTTTCTAGATACCAAAATCTCTATTTTCCGGACGGAGTTTACGGCTCTTCAATCGGCTCTATCATTGCTACTTTGGTGGCCTTTGAAGTTCCTTTGAAGAAAGAGATGGTCACGGAATATATGAACTTTGAGAGAGTTACTGGAAAGGCGAGCTTTGACCAGGTGATGCACGCCTTCGCCAACAAGGGAATATATTCCATGGACCTTTTTGAAAAGATGTTGATAGAGATGTTTGAAAAGGAAGGTATTGATTTGCGCACTAAGACGCTGGGGGACGCAAAGATGCCTTTATTTGTGGTGGCCTCTAATATCACTAAGGGAAAACCAACTCTGTTTTCCAAGAAAGTTCCCGTGCTAGATGCTCTCAAATGTTCGTGTAGCATCCCGGGGATTTTCAGGCCCCAGGAACTTTACGGGAACATTTACGTGGACGGCGACCTTTTCATGCCATGTCTTTCTCAAATCGTGCCTGACGCCTTGGTAATCTACTTGTCCAAGAAACACGTTTCCATCAACGTGAAATCTATCATGACTATCAATCCGCTGGAATATATGCGCTCGCTCCAAATCATGTATTGGAACCATGTTCACAAGTATCACAAGACGCCCTTGACTCTGGAAATGTCCTATCCCAAGCTCAATAGCAATTCGGATTTAAAAAACTTTGACGTGGAAGATATCTTGAAACACTCCGCCGGAACCCTAAACGACTTTCTCGGGGCCCAGGGACTTTTTAAGAAAGGCGCGGAAGGTGTCGGCGTTGGGGGGTCCCTCCATCTCAAATAGGTCATCGGTGGTTTCTAGTTTGAATGTGGGGTAGGCGGCGATTTGGTACAGGGCAGCCTTGGCCCGCTCGGCTTCGCAATTAACTTCTTCAAAGACGATGTGCTTGCCGCCATACGTATACTCGCGGTTCTTCAAAAGCTCCTTGAAAGAATACCAGGGCTGCTGGGCTTTCTTACAGTGGGGACACCAAGAAGTGTAAAAAAACATGAACTTGGCTTGTTGCTTTGCGAGCTGTTCGCCGGCAACCGGTTTCTTTATCAGGACGCGAGAGCCGGGCGGAATCCCTCGGATAGCATAATAAATTGTGACAAAAAGAGCCACGATCACAAAAGATGTTACAAGCTCAATCAGCATTCTCTTTGCGAAAGGATGGATATAAAACTTTAGCGTTTTCCCGTTCTTTGGCGAAGTAGTTGCGATAGGCGTCTTCAGGAACTACCAAAGGCTCGCGAATGAGGGTCCAGGCAATTTCGGAAGTCTGGCGCTCGGGCTCATACTTTTTGGGCACAATCTTGAACCACTTTCCTTGGTAACGCACAATATCCATCTTGATTGCTACTTTAATGAAACGAAAAACGAAATCCATTTTGGATAGCTCCTGAAAAGGCAACAAAATGCACGAGGCTATCCGGGTGGTAAACGAGCTAAAGAAGTTTTATCACGACTACGAGTTCAACGTTCAGTACTCGGGGAGCAATGGCTTCATCAGTATCACAATTTTCTATCGGAACTGTTCTATGCTGATAGAGTTCATGGAGAACCAGAATCCTGTTGTTCTTCAGCTGTTGAAAAACAACGGGTTCGAAAGGAAGGAGTGTGGTGCGATCATGAATCAGATGCTGGAGCTCTTTTAAGGGAAGCCGACCAGGTGCGCGCCAATGCCGAAGCCGGCACCAGTGCGAGCCGAGGCACCCACAGAGGGAGCATATACGTCAAGCAGAGCAAAGGTGGCCATCGCCACAAGAGAAATCATGCCGATCTCGGACATGCGCAGGCTTTTTCCACCCATGTAGCCGGGCAGCATGTAAGCCGCCAGCGCCACCGCCAGACCCTCGAAGGCATACTTCACAATGCGGGCCACTAAGTCTCCCATATCAACGCCGGGGCTCATCACTTGCTTCTGCTCGGGCATTTATAAAGTCTGGGGGAAATTATTCGCCGAAGTAGAAAACTACTGCTGCGATTACCACCGCGTGAACGAAGGCGTTGAGCCAAGTGACCTGGCCGCCCATGAACCACCATTTATTGGGACCCGGCGGTATAGAAAGCAGAACACCGGGCGCTAGCAGAAAGGCGGCGCCGAAAACAATTAAGAGAGTTTTTACAGACACCATTTATTAATGGGAAAGCACATAAAATATCGCTTTCAGGTGGACGAGGACGTCGTAAAAGAGTATGATGTTCGAGTCCCTGTTCAAATTGGATTTTACGTGATGTGTTTCTTAAACGACCCTGAAGGCTGGTCAAAGCACGGATACTTTTTTGAACCAGTTGACCGTGGCGAATCGGTTCTGATTCGGCTTTCTTCTCCTGAAACTATTGAAAAGATTTGTGGTAACGGAGCACTTTCGTGTGCCGAGGTAGGGGGCAGAAACATGTACTTGAACGCTTATCGGTGGTTCCATGGGGCGCCGAAAAGCAAGCTGAGCAGAGAAGACTACCAGCAACAGATTGTGAGCCACGAGATCGGGCACATTCTGGGACACGGGCACAAAAGGTGTCCCTGCCGAGGATGCCCTGCTCCGGTGATGATGCAGCAAACTAAGGGAATCGGAGAGTGCGCACCCAACAATTCGGTAGAATAATCGTTTTCACAACCCCTGCCATTAACAAACAAACAGCATGCCCCGCCAGACTCTGCCTAAGTTTGAAGATGATGGCCAGCCGATTGACTACCTTGACGAGGACCCCGAGGTCCCGACCCAGCGCTACTGTGTAATCTCCTTCCTGTCGCCCGAAAAGATTATCAAGCGCCGCGAGGAGTTTTTTAACGAGAAGTTCGTGGAGTGGCTGGAGTATGATTGGAAGATCAAGGGCATGGAGCATATGATGGCTTTTATCGCCAAGAAGTATTCCCTCAAGGTCGAGGACCTGTTCAAGGACCTGGAAGATTTCACCAAGGTCCACAACGACGAGATCAAGAAGACTGATATTCACGAGCAGTATGAAGTGTTTCTGTTGAAGTGCGAGAAGGAGCTGGAGACGGAGTTTACCGAGGCCGTGGGCTTCCGCACGAACGTGCGTGGCATCAAGGTGCGCCGAGTGTTTCCGAACCTGGAGGAGTGCCAGAACTACGCGAAGGTTCTCCAGCGCCGCTACCCGAAGGACAATCTGTACGTGGGCAAGGTGGGTATGTGGCTGCCCTGGGACCCTTCTGAGCACCTGATGCCCGAGGTGGAGTATGCCGAGAAGGAGCTCAACGAGATGATGCGCAAGTACAAGGAGAACGAGGTTAACCGCGAGATCTTTTTTGAGGAAGAGAAGGCCGAGAAGATTAAGGCGCAGAAGGAGGAGAACGAGCGCCGGCGCAAGCAGGCGCTGGAGGACCATGGTGTGGTTGAGCCCAAGCAGCTGGAGGATGCGATCCAGACTGCTGTTCACCCCACCGAGGGAGCAAATCGCGACCTATAAATAAATGGGTGGTGGTGCTAGAGAGAGAAAGGCGACCGAAAAAGGTAAGGCTTATGCCGAAAGCCTGAGCGCCAAGAAGACGCGTCGGGCCCCGGTAGACATGAAGGGCCTCATAAGCAAGATGTCCAAAACTTCGCTTGGAGTTCCTACACAGCGTTCTATTGAAGGCATTGAAATTGAAGTGCCCCGAGCTCCTGCGGGAGCGCCCAAGAAGTTTGAGATGAGGGCCGCGACTTTTGGGAGACCTGATGCAGAAATGGATACGCTGAGCGCCCAAATGTCCAAGTTTGGAATTGCGGGGCGCAGACGCAGAACACGGCGGCGCAAGACCCGGCGCAGACACTAACCGGTCTTTTTCACGTGAACCCAAGGGCTGGAATTCTTTTTGCGTAGGTTGTCGGGATTGTATTCATCTTGGGCCAGCATAGAGCTGGAAAAGGGCTTGTTATCAGCCCACAGAGAATCGTTACAAAGTTTGAAAGGCGGGTGATCGGACGCCTTATACCAGAAAACCTGATCTTCAAGGCGGTTCGACTGAACCCCGTTGCAGATTACGATGCACTCGAAGTTTTCGGTGCACTGGTCCATGAACTGGCAGAACATTTCAAAGGTGGGAAACATTCCTGCGTAGTTCTCGTAGATGCGCCGGCGATTGCCCAGGATGGTTTCGCGCAAGATAAAAACGAAGTCCACATTAGTTCTCAGGTTGGGGGTGATGCCCAGGGGATACTGCATGGTGATGATGGTCATCAGGTCAATGTGGCGGCCGTTCATGAAAACGTAGCGCGTGGACTCTTCCTTGATCCACGAAGCGTCATACAGACAGTCGTCCAAGATTAAAAAGGCGCGAGGGTCTATGCTCGAGTTCCCGCCGCTCTTGTGCTTGTCCTGGTTTCGCTGGGTCTTGGCGGCCAGCTGACGCTTTATAACGCCCATCACAACTTCGGGCTTGTACTTGTCGTGAATGAGTTTGGAGGGAACCATGTGCTGGAAAAACTCGTTGGCGACCTCGGTGCCCGAAATCACGGTACCGATCGGAAAGGCTGATTGGCAGTTACACAGAATGTCGCGAACCAAGAAAGACTTTCCGGTATCCTTTTTGCCAATGACGACAATCATGGGGGACTTGCGAGAATCAATTTCGCATCGGTCACGGATGTTCTGGATGTTGAACTTTTTGATCTGGAAGTTCATGTTAATTTATCGCGTGAAGTTTTTGATTTTGGTTTAACTCGCTTCTACAATATGACGAAGAAGAAGCCCGACCTAAGGGCCGGCCCGATTGCCATGTCTGCCCACCACTATGGGAACTTAAAGGCTCTTCGCTCTGGCTCAGAAACTTACTGGAACACGGCGAATCTCCAGCCGTTCTTTCCTCCTATCGAAAGGCTTTTCAAAACAACTACGCTGGAAAACGCATCAGAATACGGGATCCGGTTTCCGAACGAGGTTTCTGCTATTGCGGGAGAGAACACCATCAAAACGAGCCAGGGAGAAGTTCTGGAAATTCACCGCAAGAACTCTATGGTTCTGAGTCCTTTCAAGTGGATGCAGGGTGATTACGGAAAGGTTCTGGGACTCCCAAATAGCTCAGAAGAGTCTTTATTAGTTCACCGAAAGCTTCAGAATCCCGATAACTCCGCATACGTTGGCGCCATTATTTCAGCGGCCTTATCGCATTCGGGGTGCCGGCACTTCCCCAAAGTTTACGGAGTTTTTACCGGGATGTCTCGCGCGCACACCATAGATATTTCCGACGACTACGCGGACTTGTGCGAGCGCTCATGGTTTTCCACCAATATCGGCAAGACCTTTGAAATCAAGCTTTCGGATTCCGTGAACAAAGTTTCGGACTTCAACCACACTCGTGGAGCGCGCCCTTCTCTGCTTTTGAGCGAGGACGAAGTTGACCTTGGAAACGTAGAAACTCTGGAAGGCATTCCGGCTTCTGACGAAATGGCCACTATGAACCAGGTTTTCAAGGAAGAAGCAGAAACGGACGATGATTCTTCCGACAACTCGTCGGTTTCCACGTCCTACATTTTTGCCGTGGAATCTTGCGACTGCGAATCTTTCGGTGACGAGGAAGAGGAAGAGGAAGAGGAAGAGGAACCGTTTGCGTGGGCGACCTTTACGAACGTTCCCGTCCAAACAACCGTTATGGAAAAGTGTGAAGGAACTCTTTACAAACTCTGTTCTTTAACCCCGGAACCCGAAAAGCACCTGGCGTGGGTCGCCCAAACCATGTTTGCCTTGGCATTCGCCCAGTGCCATTTCGCCTTTACCCATAACGACCTTCACTCCAATAACGTGATGTACGTTCCCACCGCCGAAGAGTTTCTTTATTATACTTGCGAAGGGGCACTTTACCGGGTTCCGACCTTTGGATACCTAATCAAGATTATTGACTTTGAGAGGGGAACTGCATCAGTAAAACTAGCAGGAATGAAGGAGGCCAAGCTGTTCATGAGCGACCATTTTTTGAGCGACGAAGAAGCAGGGGGGCAGTATAATTTCGGCATGTGCTACAATTCCAAATATAAAGAAATCAAGCCCAATGCGTCGTTTGACTTGGTAAGACTGGCCACTTCTATGTTTTGGGACCTGTTCCCCGACGGACCGGATGGAGACTATGCGGATAATCTGCTGTTCAAGTTGTTCGTGAGGTGGCTTACTCTAGAAGACGGGACCTCGGTTCTGTTTGGAAAGACGGAACCCCGCCATGACCGTTTCCATGGCTTTGATTTATATAAGGCGATTGCGCGTTACTGTAAAGATACGGCGGTTCCAAGAAAGGAGATTGTGTCCCTGAAACCGAAGTATGAAATTTCCAAGATTCCGCTGGGAGCTTCAGTTTGCTCCATTGACTTTTAGATGGATTGTGCTTATATAAAGAAATATGGAGTGTTCCGATACGATCGTTCAAGCTGTAGTGCAGAAGTTTCTACAACGTTCGGCGGTTGGAGTGAAAAAGTATGGTGTTACACTTGACCGCAAAGACTTGGAACTACTCGATTGGATTCAGCACGCTCAGGAAGAGTTGATGGATGGCATATTGTATCTTGAGAAACTCAAGCGGTCATTCACTATTCATGAAGATTCGCGTTAGAAAGTAGGCGTTCCAACAAACATTTCCTGGACTGGGGCAACTGCCTCCACTACAGTCTTGGTAAGGTCGGGCATACCCTCTCCCGAAGTCGCAAAGACCACGCCGGAAGTTACGAGTCCGCTAAACACAGATATCTTACCTGCGTGCTCCCACACAATGGGCTCGCCCCTGGACTTCCGCTCAATAGCATAGAGAATGAAGGCCACCATCGCAACCGCGATGGACGATACGATTATAGTGGTCACCATTTGTTGAGAATTTGTGGGAATCTTTACAGATTTAGAACGAGGGTCTCGGAGGCCTTGGAGCTAATTTCCTCCATGGGGTCCTTTTCCTTGGGCGTCTCCGGAATTTCAACTTCCGCGGGCGGGGGCTCGTCCAGGTTCTGAAAGTCAATCGTATCTTCCTCTTCGCCCAGCGTGAGCTTGGGCTTCTCTTCGTCATCAGAGTCATCCGACTCCTCCTCATCCTCGCCAAATGATACAGCCTTAGAAGGCTCCTCTACGGCCTTGATAATGTCCTCGGGGGCGGGCTCGGCAAAATACTTCTTTGCAATAGCCTCCCACGGCAGGAACCCGCGAATGACCTGCTCCATACACTCAGAAACCAGCTTCTCAATGTCCTGGCGGTTACGGGCCTGTTGCTCGGTGCTGGTGCCCACCGTCTTGAAGAGGTAGGCCACCTGCCACACCTTGCGAGCCGACTGAACATAGAGCTCGTGGATAAACTTGGCAAGGGAAGGGCGGTCGAACTCCACCTTGATTTCGGAAGAACCGCCCTTGTAGTGGAGAGAGGCAAATGACTTCATGTATGCGATGAAAACGCCCATGATGAGATCGTCAAGGTAGGAGCACTTGGCGACCTTTTGGATGCGCTCCACCTCAGTGGTTAAGGTGGAGTCCGACCACTCGGGAATCCGGGTCAGCATGTTCTGGAAGGTGCGCAGAATCTCGGACTGCTGGCCGTTGCGCTCGCACAGGTCCTTGGCCGACTTGTAAATGCTCCAGAAGCCCTCGGACACCGGTTCTACGAGAAGGCTCCCCAGGTGCTCGCGCAGGTGAGTCTTGGCAAACTCGGAATCGCTCATTTGTAAGAAGAAGTGTTAGTTTCAGGCCATTAAAAACGAATCGGTGACCATCAAATTTGGGTTTAGTAAAACAATGTCACTGACCGGCACAATAAGTTTCTGGCAGAAAGAGAAGCCGCGACGGTGCTCTATGAGAAACCAGTGCCCTTGGATGAACTGTAGGTTCTACCATAAGCCATGCGTGAATCACATGGTTCATATTTCCTCAAAGGGCAGGCAGCCGGATTGTCAGAGTGGTATGGCCTGCGAACACGACCATCGGGACTTCTCCAAACTTCTCATCAAGATGGATTACGATGAAATGGATATGTGGAACGAGTTCTACGAAAAGGGCCTGGACGCCCATTCCAGTACAATGCTCAACATGAGTGAGATGAGCGAGGAAGATCGCGAGCTGCTCATGAGCCGCCTAGAAGATAACCGAATCGAATACGATTGGTGGGAGGGAGATCTCATATATGTGTGTTTCTAAGAAGGCCTAGCGTTCTTGCTTGAAAACGGATTTGTTTTTTTCAAGATGGTATATGACACATATAATACCAAACAAGCTTATCTACAACAAGAATGGAGAATAACGCAAAGCTCATTGAGAAGCTGGCGGGCAAGTTTGGGTTCGATGCGGAGGAGGCCAAGGCCTTCATCGCGGAGAAGTTCGACTCTTCGTCGGACACCGGCTCGGACAAGGTCAAGCTGTCGCCCATTGAAAAGGCGCGCAAGAACCTGAAGGTCTGGACCGAGAAGCTCGAGGCCAACAAGTTCAAGGACGAGGAGTCCAAGAACAAGCACGAGGAGAAGATCGCCAAGGAGAAGGCCAAGCTGGAGAAGCTTGAGAACCCTCCCGAGGCGAAGCCCAAGGCCGCGCCCGCGAAGGGCAAGGCCAAGAAGGAGACCGAGGTCACGCCCAAGAAGGGCAAGAAGACCGAGGAGGCGCCGAAGGCGCCCAAGAAGGGCAAGAAGGAGGAGGCCGAGGCCGAGTCCAAGGAGGAGGTGAAGGTCGTGAAGACCGAGACCGAGTCCAAGACCAAGACCAAGAAGGAGGAGAACGTGCGCATCAAGCGCCTCTCGGCGGCGCAGAACAAGCAGCTGACCGAGATCCTCACCAAGGTCAAGCTGGAGATGACGGACGACCACAAGCGCGGGTTCGTCAAGTTCGTTGAGGAGATGTCGGATGACGACTTCAAGTCAATGAGCCAGCTCCAGCAGATGCAGTCCTACGCTGATTCGATCAGCAGGACGCCACC